TGCGCAAACATTTGATTCTCCGGCGCATTCCTGTTGACCTCATCCGCAAAACTACGCGCCGCGACCGCGACCGTCGGCACACAAAACGGCAGGTTAAACGCCTGCACCGACGAATCCTTAACCGCTACCGCAACATGAACAGTCATAAATTACCTCGCTTCAACGTGGACACTTTGGCTAAATGAACAGTCTCCCGCACCTGACGCCGCTCGTCCGTTTGATCAGGCGCGGACGCTTTCGCACGCTGATGACGTGCAAACTCCACCTCATCCAAAAACGCCGCTTTACTGCGCTTCAGCAGCTTATCGTAATACTTCGGCACCTGCCTTTCTTGCCCATTTTGCACAACGAAATCATGCGGAAACACATCACGCCGATACTTCTCAAACCAAGTCGCACCAATACCGGGTTTCAAACTCATAGCGGCATACTCCGGGCGCCGCTGAGTGATGACACCATCCGCATCAACATCCGCATACGCGGTCTTCGCGCTTTCCCCAAGCGCTTTTTTCATAATATACCGCGCACAATACGACGCAGTTTCCGGCGTCAAATCTTGCACCGACACGATACCGTGTCCCCACAACCGCTCCAACGTCGGCGAAGTATAGAACAACTCGCCCGACGCCGACCTGCCGGACGGCACTCGATCATCCCTGAAATCGACATTAAACAAGCACGCGTGATAATGTGGCCGCCCATGCAACGGCCCATATTCACCACACATATAAAAACGCACCGGACGCTTACAATGCTTCCGCAACCGCTTGAAAAACAATTGCACGTCCCGATGCTCTAACGAGCCATTAGGCGGCAACTTGTCACGCCCATAGGTGAGCGTGACAAAACAATTTTCGGACCACTGACTAGCCTCATGCATGACACGCAATGACCAATCCGACGCTCTACGCATCCGACAGCCGATGCACTGACCGCACGGCAGTTCAATTGAACCCAAAATATCATGGCGGCCAAGCTCCGCAAACACGACCCCATCAGGCGTCCGAAACCCCTTCAAAGGCCGATAGCAACTCACAGCCTAATTCCGCCACGCATAACGCCGGCAAAATTGATAGCCTTCGTTTTACCGACATTCTTACGAAACTTGCCGGCACTTTTACGCTTATTGACAGGCATACGATGCATGAAAATTCTCCAATACGGCTATTGAATGGGCTCTGACTGGAGGGCATGCCCCCCAGCCCCCCTAGACCTGCGCAGGCGAACAGCCGGCGCAGTGTCACCTAGACCAGTTAACTACAAGGGAACGACTGGTCTAGGCCGATTTTGCCCCCTTCGCGGGGGCACTGCCAGAGGCAGAAACAGCGAGTTCGGCCTGAACCCGAATCTCGGCAATCTCACGATCAACAATAGCAATCATCGCGTCCGCTTCCGCACGCGTCAAATCACCAGTCTTAACCATTGCATTATAAGACTTTTTCTGACGCGTCAACGCGACAATACGTTTAACAAGATCACCATTCATTTGATTGCTTCTCCTACGTCGCAACACGCGACAACCAAAATTTAACACAACCCACGCGGTTTGCAAGCAAACCGCATGGGCTTTACAAAAATTTACACCTTCGGCGCCAACTTCGCCGCCAACTCATCAACCGCGGTAACTACATCCCGCGGAACCTCCACCGGCTTAGCCACAAGCCCAAGTTTAATGGCCTCATCACGATTTGCAGGATTATCCAAGAACGCAATCACTTCTGCCGGATTGTTCCCGAAACGCGCACGCACCTCAGCAGGAAGCTCGTAAAACGACTCCTGCGCCTGCCTAATCAATTGCATAGCCGTCTGAAAATCCGTCACGCCGCTAAAATCACCGCTCAACGGCATCGCAACACCATTGGGCAAGTCGCCCGTAATGCCAAACCGCTTGACAATCGTATTAATGTCGCACTCCTCCGCAAACTGCTGCTGAACCACGCTCTCCGCCTCATCAATCGCCAACCCTGTTTCAAGTGAAACATTGTCCGCATCATACGCATACGCACCACGAACCACGAGCTTTGCCATGCTTATCTCCCAATAGAAGCGGCGCTCGACGCGCCGCGAATGACCATCAACAGTGTACGAAGCCACTGATTCATCTCGCCAGTATCACCGTAAAAATCTGAACCGGCCTTGCCCTCATTCAAACGATACTGCTGCAACAACGATTCGGCTTTCCGCCGCGCAACATCAGCAGAAAACGTCGTGCCTTCTTTCAACTCCTGCAACTGCGCCAACCCAGATTGCGCCCGCTCCGTCAAACGCCGCTGTTCCCAAGCATTGTACTTGACGTTCGCTTCATAATCACGGTGCGCCGACTTACCGGCCACATCCGAGACTTCGGCTTCGCCTGCCGTCTTATCACCCAAATATTGCAACTGGCGAATCTCCGCTAACAGCTTTGCGGTATTCGCCTCATTCGACATGGTTTCTGAGCGAATTTTATCCGTAGTAGCTTGCACCTGTTCAATCTGCGCCTTATTCAACTGCAACGCCTGCACAGTAGACGCCGCCGCCTGCGCCGACGAAACACCAGCAGCGCCGACGTTGCCAACCGTCGTGGTAGCACCCGCCGGCGTCGAAGCACCGCCCTGACTATACGCGAGCATAGGATTTAACCCGGCCTTCTGCAAATCCCCAACCGCTCGTTGATACGAGGTGTTCGACATTCTTTCTTGAAAATCGCGGTTATCCTGCGCAATCTGCATATTCGTTTCGTTCGCGGACTCCTGACCTTTTGCGCCAAAATATCCGCTCACCAACGCCGCGCCCAACGGCGCCAAAAATCCCAGCATAGCACCCCCTCAGAAATGATCAATCATACCCGGCACAGAATACAACGGCATGGGCCGCGCCGCCATGTTTTCAAACACGGCATCAAAAATCAACTGCGCACCGTTCGCCGCCGCTCCAACAGCCAACACACGCGAAAGCGGCGGGATATCCTGAATAAACGTACTCCCAAGCACCGGCAGCGAAGTAAAACGCTGCGCCAAATGCCACGCATCCAAAGTCCCCGACGCCGTGGACCTAAACAAACCCGTAATCTGGGACGGTGAATAACGATACTCGGCCCAACGCTCCTGATACCCGAACACCGCATTATCCTGCGCCGCAACGCCAGTCGCGTAAATCTCCTTGTTCAAAATCGCTTGTTCTCCCAGCATAGCGAAAACTGGAAAATAATAATCATACCGCGTACTACGAGACCAATGCCGCCGCATACCCTGCTGATACGTCAAATCAGCGCGCACGGACACCAGCCCGATAACGTACCCGTGTTCCGTGAACGACTGCGTGAACCCATGCCGATTGGCAACCATCGTGCCAATAGCAGCCAAAGTACCCAAAGGCGAAACCTGGCCAGTCTGACCAGTACCCGACGTTTGCGCGATCGGATTAATCACAATTGGCGAAGAACCACCGCCCAAGTATTCAGGTCGCTGCAGTCGCGCATCAGGACTAATAACGCCAAAATGGCTGCGCACAATCTCAGTGTATCGCGTACCGCCACGAGCATCGCGTTCCAACAAACGCTGAATCTGGAAACTCTGCCGAAGCTGATTAATAGTCGCCGCCGTAGCCGTCGAAAGATCCGCATACAAATTACTCGGATAGAGCGTCGTGGAACCGCCGACAGCTGTAGCATTACGCACCAAATTACCCGAAGCGTCAAAACCCGCCGTACTAGCAGGCGGAGTGGCGCCGGTCAAAGCTTCCCTAAACGTCACCGCCGGATTCGCGCCGCCAACCTGCTGCGCAGCCGACGTTCTCACAACCGCATAAGTACCAAGCGGGATCGTCACCGAAGACCCGCCTTTCTGCGGCCACGGAAGCGCGGACGTGAAATAATCATGGCGCTTCCCACGCCGCCACAACTGATACGCCCCCGCAGCGTCCGGGCCATCATCAACCGAAGACGTCACCGAACTTTGCAAATTCTCATCCCGAAACCAATCATTGTAAATCAGATTATAAGCGCGAAACGGCAACGCATTCGACGCCACCGACTGCCCGGCCGTAACCTGTCCCACAGTGGGCAACCCAAAATAATCGCCAACCGACCCAATCGGCCAACCGCCTACCGGCGACGTGACCGGCGGCACAACAAACGAAATTGAATCCGCCGGGTTATCCTGCTCACCCATGAATTTGACCCAATTCGACCACACAAGCCGATTCGGGACGAAAAAGAAAAACGAATCCAAATACAAATTATCCATCACCGGATAAATCGGAGTCGCCATCCGCGCAAACGCGGTCATACGCAATTTAAACGTATCACCCGGCAAAACCTCCTCACAATACACCGGCACCAAGTAACCGGCATCAAACGTAGTCTTATACGCAGATTCAATCCTGAACGAAGCGCGCGGAATATCCGCCCGGGGCACCATCGCAAACTGATGCGAAGACACGGACTTATTACGATGCATCATATACCAATCTCCAAACGCAAAAAGGCCCCGAGGGGCCGAAAAATTAAACAGACTTAAGCCTGCTTAACATCCTTGGCGCGACTAACGCACCGCTGTTCACAACTCTGGAACTGTCCAGTCTCATCATCAAACGCACCGACAACCCACAACTCAAAATCTTCGGGATGCGCAAACATTTGATTCTCCGGCGCATTCCTGTTGACCTCATCCGCAAAACTACGCGCCGCGACCGCGACCGTCGGCACAAAAAACGGGCGGTTAAACGCCTGCACCGCCGAATCCTTAACCGCTACCGCAACATGCACAGTCATAAATTATCTCGCTTCAACGTGGACACTTTGGCTAAATGAACCGTCTCCCGCACCTGACGCCGCTCGTCCGTTTGATCAGGCGCGGACGCTTTCGCACGCTGATGACGTGCAAACTCCACCTCA